GGACTACCTACGCTTTGAAAGTGAATTTCAAAAGCTAGTTTAGTCTTGTACTTAGACAAGTAGGCTAGACCTAAGTTTGTTGCTGTATCGCTAGCACCAGATCCGCCCATTACGCCTGTTGAGCCACCTGCACCAAAGAATGTCACTGGATCTACTACTAGATTCATTGTGATTTCGTTAGTTGCAGTTGTTGGAACTTGATACTTAGCTGTACTATCTAACTGACTCCATGAATGGATGTCGTTAGCATTCTTCATTTTTACATCCATCAATGCTGGGATGGTTAAAGCCGCAGAGCCTAAGCTGATCGCTGTTGGAACTCCGCCACTTAATGTAATGGTACTGGCATCAGCACGGTCGATTTTAACGACAATCTGTGTTACCGAGTTACCTGGTTGTGGGTTAATGTATGACATTATTTTTTCCTTTTTATTGTGGTATTAATTTTACAAAGTGGAACAAGAATTCAGTAACTAATGCATCCTCTACAAAATGAGTTTGGACAGTTACTAAGCGTTGGATAACGCCTTGAACATTAAGTTCAGGAGTAAGTCTTGCATCCTTTATAGTTTGGACAATAGTTTCATAATTCGGTAACACCTGCTTGGCATCAGTTACGAGGAACGCACGGATATTTGTATGTTCTTGTGTTGCGCCACTTCCATCAAGAGCGTTGAGTGCAGTTATTTGATTAACTTGGATCACGGTCATTAACATACGGCAATGTGGTCGCAATAATAGCTGGCGTTAAGGCCACTCTATTAGCTTGTAGATAATCAACAATGGCTGTTCTCATTATCGGCTTCTATGCAAACGCATTGCACCTGGTTTCTTTTCACTTGCAGTAATAGAACCCTGGTTCAGTATATCGTACCAATCACCCGCATTGATCAATTCCTCGAACAATGCTTGATAGCGTTGTTGGTAAAATCCAATCTTAGCTCTCTCAGCATTATCTTCCTTGCTAAAATCTGCGATTCTAGGTAGGATATAATAATACAAGGAGTAGTAAACGCAGAGATCTTGGAAATCTGTTTTACGAACTAAAATTTGATTGGGATTAACATCTGGAACATCACTGGCACTAGTAAAACTAGGACTAACAGTTTCAGTTAGATATAAATCTCTCCACCAATCACTATACTTGATAGCATACAGGATGCGTTGAGTTCCTTTTTCTAGAAGTTCCTCAACGACATCATCCGTGAGGCCTTCGTTGTTCTCGAACAAACGCTGATCCATATCAAGAACATCTTGATACTCAGCGAAGCTGATAACATTTCCAGAATTATCTGTTATGAAGGCCATCTTAGTTTCCTATTAACTGATTACTGTTGTAGCAGTGATTGTTACACCGTGTAATGGGTTAAGAGTAGTTGCACCAGCAACAGCTTTTAACACAACATCAGTAGCACGATAAGCTGGTAGATACAATGTATTCATATCGATTGAACCACGCATTGCATGACCGAAAGCTGTACGAGCAAACACAGCACAAGTAGCATCAGTACCACTAACTGGAACTAAAGCACTTTCATAGATCTCAACACCAGCGATTGTACCGATGTAGAAACCACGCAATACATCAGTACCTGTTGAGTTAGCAACATAGTTAGCGGCAAATGCGCCAAAGTTGCTGAACACTTGACGGTCCATTGATTCAGCGATAGCACGACCTGACTGGTCACCGATTTGACTGAATACATCGCTGTAAGCAGAGTCACGGATCATGTCAGTGATCTGATGGTAAACCACATGTTCTGCCAAAGTAATTGTAGCCGAATTTGTGTTGGTTTGGTGTGCTGGGCTTGCTGATTCATCAGTAATTAAGTCAGCAGTTACACGATCCCAAACTGGAACTTGTAAGTTCTTACCAGAATGGATTGGGGCATCAAACACAGTAACTAATTGACGAGCCACTGATGTTTCATATGCCTGATATTGAGCCTGGGTAACCAGGTTCGCAAACAATTCGCTGTTAAGCGAGGTATTAATGTTTGATGGATATGACATTTTTAATTTTCCTTAAAATTTATATTTTCTTTTGAGCTTGATGTTGTGCCCAGATTTTTCTGTGCGCCGCAAGACTCATGTCTAATTTGCTAATATCAATCCCTTCACTAGGACCTTGATTGATATTACTTCTACTATTGACTGTAGCAGGAGTGGCCGACACAAAGTGCGGATTCGAATCCAGGAATTCTCGCACTAAATCATCTACCTCAAGTGGTTCACCGCGGTCATTATAACGAACAGATCCCCTCTTATCTACTACTTCAACTTCTCCATCACCATTTAATCGAACATTATTAATTAACAATGCTTTAACTTGATCAGCGTTCACAGCACGATACTTGGCAGCGGCACTGATTAAAGGACTATTAACTTTATAATCTCGGATGATAGAGTCCCTTTTTTGGATCTCTTGATCCTTTTTAGATGCAAGTTCTTGAAGTGTCTTTTCAAACTCTCCACGCTTCATTTGTTCTTTGGTGCGGCGTTGTTCCGCTTCCTCTTTCAATTGACGAAGTGTTTCAGGGTCACCTAGATCAGCATAATCTTTGGTTGCCTTCTTGATAATCTTGCTCTTCATGCGAGCCATCATATCATCTACTTCTTTTTGCGTATAAGATCTTGTTTCTTGTGCCTGATTTTCACTACCTTGTAGCAACGCATCAGTTGCGTCGTCTGTTGCCATGTTTTTATATGAGTCCATGTACCTCTCGCCTCCCTTTAGAGTAATATGTTATTTATTGGTATAGGCATAAAACCTATACAAAATGGTAGATTAACGACCTCTACCGCTTGTTCTCATCGGCTTACTAGTATGACCACTATGTGTAGCCGCACTCTTGCCATGATAATTCTTTTGTCCTGGAGCGGCACCTTTGCTACGAGCAATGGCTCCAATAACACCTGCAGGTACACCAGCGGCTTTAAGTTGTGCGGCACGACCACCATGACCTAATGCGTTTGATTTACCTTCGAACTTACCTGATTTTTTAGTATCCATAATAGATATCCTTATTTGTATGATTCACTTGGAGTTTCTGGCTTGCCTAACTTGGTCCAGAACTTATCCTGCTCTGGTGTAGGTAAACTAGATTCCAACTTCCAACATAGTGTATGAAGTTTCTTCAAGTAATGGGCAATAATGTCTTGTAGACCATAACAACCTCGTGAATTGTTCTTAAGCCTTCACCTATAGTGTCTATTTCTTTGTATAATTCTTCATACACATGTTTGAACAAGTGATGATTACCTAAGAAACCATATCCTATAACATTAACATGAAATCCATGCGCCTTGGTATAGAGGATAAAGTTATTGGCCCAAAGGCGTTTTGTTGCGTCTTCTAATTTGCTCATATTTTTTTCTTCTTTATTCCTTCTGCATGGCGAAGATCATGACTGTGCAGATATTCACCTGTTGATTTAGGTACTTCATGTGCTTGTTCAGCAATCTTAGCAGCCACTATACGGTTAACGATCTTGCCGTTGGTAAGTTCAAAGTCATGTTTAGCGTCTCGAGCAGGCAAACCTGCTAACTTTATAAGTTCGGCGTGTGAATATGCTCTCGAAGGAGCGTCTATAACCTTGCCAGACCTTTCTAATATGGCAGGAACCTTAACCTTTAGTGGTTTACTCATTGTTATGTCTCTTTAGCACACGAGTTTTATCTGTGTGTGACTTAGGTTTATGTGCAGTATTAAGAGCAATTGCCACAGCTTGTTTTTGTGGTCTACCCGCGGCTATCTCTGTAGCTATATTTTGACTTATAGTCTTCTTCGAGCTTCCTTGTTTTAGTGGCATATTGCGTCCTTAAGCATAAGTGTCTTGATTGGCGGCACCTTCAACATGAAGTAGTTCACCTTTACGGTCATAGATCTTAGAAATATAACCTTCCTTGTGTTCATTCTTGATGAAGTTGCGAGCGTCTTCTTCACGAGTAAAGAAGCGTTCGATGGTTTCTAGCTTGCCGCCTAACCATTTTTGAATCTTAACTTTGTGATTGGTAACCATGGCTATTATTTCTTAGCCCAGAACTTGTCATCACCGCCTTGATGAGCTTCAGTTCCTTTTAGAATCTCACCTGACTCAACTGGACTCCAGCTTGGGTTTAGGTCATGGTTAGGACCAATCTTTCCGCTATTACGAGTCATCTCTGCTGTAATAACTGGGATTGCCATTGATTCTGGTTTCGCAGCCTTGCCTGTTGTGCTTGCGCCGAATTGTAGTGGTTGTTTGTTTGGATCTATTCCGTTTGGTAACATTGGCATTTTAGCCTCCTTTAGTTGGTTTTAATGGATTTGGACTCACCTTAGGTGGCCAATTTACATACAATGGTTTCTTCACGGGATCTACACCCCCTGGGAAATTGTATCTTTTTGCTTCGGCGCTTTGTAAAGCACCATACATCTTGTCGCTATTAGGACCATAGCTGTCGAAATTCTGTTGGGGCATTTTCTCCCCTTTGGTCTTCCAATTTAGAGCCTGTGCTGGATTGCCCATATCAGTTTCGGTAAATGGTTTTCCCGGCACAATCATAGGAGCACCTTGGCGTCCCATAGGCGGTTCATAGTTAGGTCCAGCAAATAAGTTCATTTCATTTTGGTGCCAGTCGGTAGGCACAGTGTTTCCACTATGCGTATCGATCTGCACACCAGCACGGATTCGCTCCCGGGCATTCTTATTCACATTCTTGGCTGTGAAATTAATTGGATTCATCATTGGGTTCTTGGCCATTATGTTGGGCTCCCAGCGTTACGACCAACACCTGCCTTAGGTGTCATGTTCATGTTTGGCATATTCAAAGTAGTTTTGCCTGTGGGCTGTGAACTTACCTTAATGTTACCATATTCATCTACTGTAGCAGGACCTTCAGAGCTTGGTTCAATTTCAGTTTGATTATATTCTGCCACAACCTTAGCAAGTTCTTCTGGAGTTGCACTTGGACCTGCGGCTTCTATAGATAAATCTTCAGCTAGTAATTCAATCAATTTGCGGTCAATCATAGCTAATACATCTGGACTTGTAGCACTTGCCTTAGCAACCTGCAACTTGGTGTATTCAGCATTCTTATCCTGTATACCATAAGCATCTTGATATCTAATTTCGCCTGTCCATTCGCGGGCTTGATACATGGCAAAGATCTTCCATACTTCTTCTTCGGCACTTTGCAAGTTGTTGGCCATCTCTGCTAGTTTAGCATTTAACAATTGAAATTCAGTGGCCATTGCAACACCACTTAGCAACTTTTGTCCACTAGCACGAACAGAGCCTGTATTGGCCATAAGGTCAATAGCGGCTGTTCCATGTTCAATGGCTTTATAGATCCCATCTATTTGTGCACCGGTTGTTTCTAACAAGTAGGGTTTTAAGCCTGGATCTAAATTCTCTGGCATGGCAACAATGCTACCTGCACCTGCTGATGCCATAGTTTCATTGGTTTTAACTAAACTTGGGTGATTGTCTAAGCGTATTGCCTGTTCTACTTCACTTAGTTGATTGTAGATAAACTGTTGTGTCTTGGCAATGTCTTGAATAGCACTGACACCAAAGCCACGCACTAGACTTTTTTGATTATAACAAATAACTAGGGGAATCATACCTAATGGATTAGGCACAACTTCTTCTGCTAGTTCTTCACGAGTATCATAGTTAACTTCGTGTGTTGTAATTGTATCCACAGTCCATTCTTTAACTGTTTGTACAGAACCGTTGATTTCTTCAACATACTTGGCATAGACTAGTTCATAACGACCAGTAACATCACGCTCCCAACGCCAATCAATCATGACCAATGGGCTTAGGATAGTAGCGTAGGGGCGCACTCCAACAGCCTGTTCATCGGCCTTGGTTAATGCTCCAATGTCTGGTTTGACAACTAGGATCCAACAGTGACCAAACACGCTAGCCCATGTTGAAACTTCTTTCATAAAGCTGTCAAGGTCGCGGCCATCAAGGTCTGCATCTTCTAGAAACGATTCAGTTTCAGGAAGGCCTTCTAATGTTCCAAGATCACGCTGAGGTTTTTCCTGGAATAGAAAACTATTGTAGACATTGATGACCGACTTACAATGGTTATGCAATGGGGTTTGATCTAATCTTTGCCCATACTCCATGTCTGTTTCTAATTGATAGCGAGTTAAGAGTTGGTAGCGAGTATAATCCTCACCGCCCATATAGCTTACTAATAAGAAGCGCCAGTTGGCACGGTTGTAGTTGTAGAAT